CTCATGGCAGATGGTCAATACGAGGCCATGTTGAGGTCGCTCCCGGATGTCGAACGAAGGCGACTCCTCGAAGGTGATTGGGACGTGGCGGAGGGAGCGGCCTTCCCCGAGTTTTCGAGGCAACGACATGTGGTCGAACATTTTGAACTTCCAACCAACTGGCCCCGTATACGAGCGGCGGACTACGGGTACGCAAGTCCGTCGTGCGTTTTGTGGGGGGCTATTGACTGGGATAACAATATCTGGGTTTATCGCGAACTATATGCTAAACACTTGACAGCAGAGCAACTCGCTGATAAAATACTAGAAGCAGAGGAGCTAGACCCACAACCGCACTACACCGTCTTAGACTCCTCGTGCTGGAACAAGACGGGTTTCGGACCTTCGATAGCAGAGACCATGATGCGAGTCGGTGTGCGCTGGACGCCATCCGACCGTAACCGCATACAAGGAAAGATGGAAATACACCGTCGCCTCGCTAACGATCCGTACACCGAAGAACCTCGCCTACGTATCTTTTCTACGTGTACGAATACTGTCAAGCAACTCGCGGGCATACCCCTATCAAAATCGAACAGTGAAGACGTAGACACAAAGGCTGAAGATCACGCATACGACGCCCTTCGCTACATGTTGATGACACGCATGAGCGGATACGCTTCGATCCACCAGCAACTCGGCGCAATCAAGAACCAAGTGTACAAAGTACAAGACGCGACATTCGGATACTAACCTATGGCAGAAATTACAGATTTTCCAGAGCGTCGAGATCAAATCAGCATCGCTGCGGATGAGATCGGTAAAGAACTAAAGAAGATGCAGGGCTATAAGACAGTAGGCCCAGAAAATGAGCGTCTCATCGAAATTTTTGGCGGACGAAATATCCCGCGCAAATTTACCTTTGCTCATATGCAAGAACTCCTCAAGGACATGAGTCCTATCGCAGGAGACGAAAACACAATTTTCACTCTCTCTCAAGTCATCGAAGAAAAGTTTCCGGGTACGATTGATAAAAAAAATTTTGCAGACTTCGAAGAAAGGTTTGGAAGCGTACTCGACACACAGGATGCCGGTAAGTCTACCAAATTACCGGCAAATGATCCCGGAAAGAAAAAAGACCCTACAAAAATAACTCTCCGTGAAGCGGCAGAACTATATCGCAAGGACTTAGGCACACAAAAGATTACTCGATTTAATGCGGGTAGTTCTTTTGCTGAGTACGGGGATATGACAGTTGTAGAGGCTTTTACTGGTGAGCGCGGCGAACGTCCCATAGATAAAATGGGAGAAAAAGCTGCAAAGAAGAGTCCGGGAGCGTACAACGATCTCATGCGAGATTTGCGTTTTGTATCGATCCCGGTTCGTAGAGAGATTGCTCTTGCCACTCCTGACAGTCCCATCCTGAGTTCTTTGCCTGCAGCAGAAGCAGCAGCAGAACAAACAAAAATCGTACTCGGCCCTTCAATGCCGACGGCTGTAGAAGCTGATATACGTATTCTCACTGCAAATAAAAAAGGTTGGGGAGAACTCTTCACACGCTTAGAAGGCATAGCAAGCGATCCGAAAAATCCAAAAGCAGCCGTAGCTGACGCTCTCTTAACTACCTTTTATACCGGTCCACGTGGCGGACTCATCGCCAACTTAAAGGGATACGAGTACAAGCCTGACTCAGGCTCTATTCGCGTTGTTCCTCAGACGAAGGCAAAACGGATGGCGGGTGAGGCGGGAGAAGCCGGGGCACAAAAGAGCGGAGGTATTCGTCAGGCAGCTATCCCGTATAATGTTCCCTTAAATGAAGACGCCGTTGGTTATATCGAACGTCGTATGAAGTATAACGAAGCAAACCCGGACATCGTAAAATTTATTCGTGACTCCGGAACAAATCATATTTTTGTAAAGCGGAACGCTAAGGGTAAGCCCACAAAAGTATCGACTACAGACATGTCGCAGCTACTCGGTGAAATAGAGGTGAGTCAACCTCTCATCGAGGATGCCGTTTCCGGAAAAGAATACAACAGTCTCTACCCCACAGAGGTTGCCGATAAAACGGCAGGCAAATGGGGTGAGGCTCTAGCTCGAAATTTTCACGCATCAGTAGGTCTCCTCGAATTAAAAATTGAGGGTCAGACTATGGACTTCCTACAAGGTCGTAGTGAGACTTCCGGCACAGAAGGAAGAAGCCAGACTAAAAAACTAGGATATGCAAAGAGACCCACTGGTTTTTTTACATCCGGTGAACGAGACGCGCAACAACAGATTGCTAACTGGATCAACTCTACTACAGGACGTACCGCTGCAGATATTCCCGGCATTGAGACACGAATCAGTCCTGCAACGTACGCGATTCCCGGATTTTTTGATACTCCAGTAGAAGAAGTTGTTTCTTCACCAAAGGCTGCTGCTGTTGAAGAAGTTCTTCCCACAAGTCCCGCCGACTTCGATGACGACACAAAGGCTGCTCTCAAAAGCGGCGGTTTCAACATAGACTACTCGAAGATAATTGATAAAGGTGACAAAATACTAAAAGGTCTACTACCTGTCGCTATAGGAACAAGTGCAATCGTAGCTTCCAGAGAAGCAGAAGCGCAGGGAGATACCCCCTTCGTAGCCGGTATGAAGGGCGTTGCAGCAGGAGCGTCAGAGCTAGTAGCACCTCCCGGAATGGCATTTAGTGATAAAGAGTTTCGTGAAGATCAGAGGGCTACAACTCCCGGCGGATCAGGACTAGGTCCGCGAACAGACGTTGCCCCTCAAACAGATGCTCTGGGATATATTAAACCAGAGTTTGCAATGTATCCTATGGAAGACGCTCCGCGTGAAAGTTTCCTAGATACTGAATTAAAACAACCTTAACAAGGGGAGCAAACCCGATGCCTGATAACAACTATAACTACGGTGCGGACTACATTATGAATTCACCGAATACTTCGGTCGATGACGCGATGGGTTCGAACCAGTTGTACCGTGAGGGACTTGAGTTCGATACCAAGACCGCACAGGGTGTTTTAACTGAAGATATGCCGAAGAAGCAAACCAAAGCTACAGTTGAAGCATCTCTTTTCAGCATGGCTGAACAGCGAGACTACTAAGAAAGCGAAAGAATGGCTGACAATTTCCTAGAGCCGGAAGACGATCAGACCATCCCCCTCGTCGAACCGACGGAGCGGATGCCCGGTCTCGCCGGATATATTCGTGCGAAATTTGATGATGCTGAAAACGGACGGTACGTTTACGAGCAACGATGGCTCCAAGCGTACAAGAACTTTCGCGGCATCTACGATTCGACGACACAGTACCGCGACTCCGAACGGTCTCAAGTCTTCATCAAGATTACGAAGACCAAAGTTCTTGCGGCGTACGGGCAAATTGTTGACATTCTTTTCGCTAACAAAAAGTTTCCGCTCGTAGTCGAGTCTACGCCGATGCCGGAAGGTATCGCGGAGTTTGCACATATGCGTACTCCGGCGGATGAGGCTACCCAACAGAGCGATCCGTACGGCTTCCCCGGCGATGGTCGCCAACTCGCACCCGGTGCTATGTCCGCATCCGAGCCGCACGTCTTGGGATCGTACGGCAAGGAGTTTGGAGATGCGATCCTTCCGGGCAAAGCGAAAGTTGGTGAACCACAGTTTGAGCCTGCAAAGGAACAGGCTCGACGTATGGAAAAGTGCATCCACGATCAACTCCTCGACTCGAATGCTGTCAACGTATTTCGCAAGGCGATCTTCGAATCTGCCCTGCTCGGTACGGGTATTGTAAAGGGTCCGTTCAACTTCCACAAGCGTGTTCACAAGTGGCAGCGAGGGGAAGAGGGAGAGCGATCGTACGCGCCGTACGAAAAGACGGTGCCGCGTATCGAAGCCGTATCCGCGTGGGACTTCCACCCTGATCCGTCAGCAACCTCGATAGAGGATTGCGAGTACGTCATCGAGCGTCACCGCATGAACCGTCAGCAGCTTCGTAGCCTGATTATGCGTCCGCACTTCGACGCGCAAGCTATTCAGGAGTGCCTTGCAAAGGGGCCGAACTACGAGGATAAGTACTACGAAGACACGATCCGCGAAGACGAAACGGAGCCGTACGTAGCCGAGAACCGGTACGAAGTTCTCGAATACTGGGGCGTCTTGGATGCTAAATTCGCTGATGAGGTGGGCATGGAAGAGGCCCGCGACATGTCCGAGTTCGATCAGATACAGGTCAACGTCTGGGTGTGTGGCAACATGGTTCTTCGTTGTGTCGTCAACCCATTCACTCCGGCACGTATCCCGTACCAAGCGTTTCCGTTTGAGATCAACCCGTATCAAATTTGGGGTGTGGGCGTTGCGGAAAACATGGAAGATGCACAGATGCTGATGAACGGCCACGTGCGTATGGCAATCGACAACCTCGCTCTCGCCGGTAACTTGGTCTTCGATGTAGACGAAGCGTCGTTGGTTCCCGGACAGAACATGGATATCTTCCCCGGCAAGATATTCCGTCGTCAGTCGGGCGTCACGGGTACGGCCATCAACGGCCTCAAGTTTCCGAACACGGCACCTGAAAACATACAGATGTACCAAATCAGTCGCCAACTAGCCGACGAGGAGACGGGCATCCCGTCGATCATGCACGGTCAGACAGGCGTAACCGGCACCGGACGTACGGCAGCAGGACTGTCGATGCTCATGGGCAGCGCGGGCCTATCGATGAAGACGGTCATCAAGAACATCGACGACTACCTCTTGAAGCCTCTCGGTGAAGCGTACTTCCAGTGGAACATGCAGTTTAACGACGATGCAGAGGACGTAGAGGGTGACTTGGAGATCAAGCCTCGTGGTGTAGCAGCAGTTATGCAAAAAGAGGTACGCACTCAGCGCCTGACCTCTCTCTTGCAAACCGTCTCGAATCCGATGCTAGCCCCGTTTGTGAAGCTGCCAAACCTGATGCGAGAGTTGGCAATCGCACAGGATATCGATCCGGACAGCCT